GACATTAGCTAACTAAATAAGAATTTAGTTAATTAATTAAATATCAAAAAAAGGAGGAATAATATGATAGGAAAACAAGTGAATGAATTAGACGCATTGCCTAGCTTTACAGACGATAGTTTATTACCTGTGCATAATGGCGCAGGATTGAAAAAAGGATTATTATCGCAACTAGCAAATTATTTAGGAACAAAATTCAGTAATCCGAATTTATTGATTAATCCGGATTTCAAAATTAATCAGAGAGGTTCTAGTACATATACGACAACGTCAGAATCACCAATTTATACAGTAGATAGATGGATGCTTTCAAGAGGGAAAGCAACTGTAAATTCTGATAAAACTGTAACTATAACTGCTACAGGAGGAACAACTAACAAAGAGGGATACTTCCAACAAAAATTAGAGAATGCTATAAGTGGCCCTTTTACGGTATCAATGGAAGTAGTAAGTATTTCCGGAACTGTAAGGATTGCAATTGACGGAGAATGGAAAACTGTAACTAGTGGAAAAAATGTTTTTCAAGGAGTTAACTCAAGTAATAACTTTAATTCGGTAGGTTTACAATTAGCAGTTGGAGCGAGTATAACGCTTAAATATATGAAACTAGAGCAAGGTATAGTAGCAACTTCGTTTGTAGCTCCTAATATGGCAGAAGAATTAACTAAATGTTATAGATTTTATCAAAGAATGAAGTCACACTTTTCCGGATACGTAGCAAGGTTTCAAATAACATATTTTCCAATTCCTATTAAGGCTCAAACTAGAACTACAGGTACAATAACGGTCAGTGACCAACAAGATATGTATAACATTACAGGAGCATCAACAGCATGGTCAGTAGGCAGTGATGATTACAATAAGTGCCCTTATATTGGATTCACAACAGGTTTAGACGGATACGCTAGATTAATCTGTATTGTTGAAATTGATGCCGAGATTTATTAGGAGGAAGCTATGAACAACGAATATAAAGTATACGTATCCTTACAAGATGGATACATCACATCTATCAATTCAGAAATTTTCTTATCAGAAGAAGAAATTCAAACAATGACAGAGATTGACCAAGGCCAAGGCGATAAATATGCTCACGCACAAAGTAAATACTTAGAAAAAGGATTAGTTGACGAGTATGGTCGTTATAACTACAAATATGTAGAAGGTAAAGTTATTGAGGTCGCAGAAACAGATAAACCTACAATTGAAGAGCCAAAAGCGGTACCGACTGAGCAAGATAAGATTAATGCACAATTAATGCTACAGATTGCACAATTAAAAGCTCAATTGAATGGGGTGAAGTAGTATGAGTTATGAATTAATCAAATCGTATTATGAATTAGGCTTATTTACAAAGAGCGATTTAGAAATGTTTGTTTCTATTGGATGGATTACAGAAGCTCAGAGAAAAGAATTAATTAAATAGGCTTTAAAAGCGTTTTAAAGGGCATTTAAGCCCTTTTTATGTAGGAGGGCATATAAATGTTAAGTGAAGAAGAACAAAGGGAACAAGAGCGTAAAAAAAGGCAAGAAGAAAGGAAGCAAGAACGTATTCAAAAGCAAATTGAAAAAAGAAGGAAACTTGAAGAAAGAGAAAGAAAAAGCGTAAAGCGTGCTAGTGTATTTGAATTAGGAATGATGATATTTATTTCAAATAAAATTCGTGAAGTTTTAGAAAAAGCCACCGAAGAAAATGCGAAATTTAATGAGATATTGGCAAAATCACTCGTAGATTTGCGTAAATTCACAAAAAAAGAATCAAAAATCCTAAAAAAAGATGTAATTAAGGATTCTAAAAAAGATTTTGAAGAAAATAAACAAGGAACACTTGATTTAATCGAAGAAGCAAGTGGTAAACCTATCAAAAATAAGCTCAAGATAGATTTATATATCAGTCCACAAAATGACACTGCAAAGCGTTGGAAGAAATACATTAAGACAAGTGCGAATACATATGCAATCGGTAAAGATAAATTACCGGTATTCTTTACAAAGGTAGTTCAAGAAGAAGTTAAAAATGTAGTAGGTGGTAAATGCACAATTGATGATTCTTGTAGAAAAGCTATCTCAAAATTAGCAGATAGTGGAGTGAAAATCATTGAATATGATACAGGCGTTAAAAGAAATGTTGATGTATGGGTAAGGCAACAAATGCAGTACGCAGAAAAAGAATCATCACAAGAAATTAACAATAAATGTGCAAAGGATATGGGGGTTACTGTATTTGAGTTTGACGCTCACGCAAACGCAAGACCAAGCCATAAGAAGTGGCAAGGGAAACGCTACGACACGCAAGGGAAGTTATATCCTAGCTTGTATGAATTAACACATGGAGAAGAAAAAGACTATGGATGTAGACATTTTGCTCAACCTGTTTGGGATGTGGATATGCCGTATGCATACACAAAAGAGCAGTTAAAGAATATTGACACAAAGCCTTTCACATTCCAAGGAAAAGAATATGAAGGATATGGTGCTAGACAATATCAAAGAGAACTAGAAAGAAATATCAGAGCGTTGAAAAGGGAAATAATCTTATTGGGCAATCAAGGATTAAGCAGTACAGAAACCAAAATTAAGCTAAAACACGCAAATGCAACGTATAAAGCTTTCAGTTCTGAAATGGGAGACAGGGTTCACAACGATAGGCTTAGAATCGGCTAAAAACGCTCACATTGTGAGCTATTATTCAAGATAAAATATAGTTAGCCAAAACCATACCGAAGAAGATTCGGTTTATAAAATACTTTAGGAGGGCGCATGAAAAACATTATTGAAATTTTAAAAGAATCAAACATTGAATTAACCAAAGAGCAAGAAGGCTCAATCACAAAGCTAGTGAATGAGAACTATAAGACGATTGCAGAGTTCGACAAGCAAAAAGAAAAGCTATCTTTAGCAGAGAACAACGCAAAGGAAATTCAAACAAAGTTTGATGATTTCAAGAAAAGCTATGATGGAGTTGATGTAGAAGAATTGAAAAATAAAATCAATACATTGACGAATGATATTGACACGCAAAAGACAAACTACGAAACTCAGATTAGCAAAATGAATCTTGATTCTGTATTAAGTGCTAAAGCTAAAGAATACGGATGTAAAGATTTCGATTTAGCAAAATCACAAATCAACTATGATGATTTACTAAATTCAAAAGACCAAACAAATGATATTGACAAAGCTTTCAAAAAATTGAAAGAAAATAAGCCAATCTTGTTTGAAGAAGAGCAGAAAGAACCTACTGCAACAGGAAACATCGTTGGAAGCAGTGGGAAAGGAGCAAACCCAAATGCCGAAGATTTATTGCTACGACAAGCGATGGGTTTAGCTACAGAAAAGAAATAAGGAGGATTTAATTAATACCAAATCAAATTGCATTAGCTAAATCGTATGTCTCAAATCTAGATGAGGTATACAAATTAGCTTCAGTTACAGGTGATTTAAACGTAGATGCTACAATGGTTAGAGCAGGAGCGAACGCAAAAGAAATCATCTATCCACAGATTTCTGTTAAAGGTTTAGGAGACTATGATAGAAACGGTGGTTACACATCAAATTCAGTTAAATTAGAATGGAAAACTGCTACATTTGACTATGACAGAGGGACAAAGATTGCAGTTGATACACAAGACAATGCAGAATCAATGAATATTGCATTCGGTATGGCAGGAGCAGAATTAATGCGTACTAAGGTAGCACCGGAAGCAGACGCTTACACATTTGCTAAGATTGCCGGCACAACAGGAATCTCAAAAGTTTCAGAAGACTATGAAAGTGCAGAAGCTTTCTTGAGTGCGTTATTAAAAGCAACCACTAAAATGGATGAGGACGAAGTTCCTTCCGAACAACGTATCTTGTATTCAACACCTACGTTGTTAAATAGCGTTAAGGCTTTGGATACAAACAAATCTCGTGAAGCCTTACAAGGTTTTGCGAAAGTTGTTCCTGTACCTGCAACACGTTTCTATACAAAGATTAAATTGTTGAGCGGAAAAGAAACAGAATTAGACGGCGGATACCAAAAAGCAACAGATGGCCACGTAATCAATTTCTTAATTGTTCATAAACCTGCAGTTATGAAATGGGATAAACACACCGTTTCAGATGTAATTCCTGCAAGCAATAACATTGAATCAGATTCAGATGTACTAAAATATCGTAAGTATGGAATTGTTGATGTATACCAAAATAAGGTAGCAGGTATCTACTTATCTGCTAGTGCGAAGTAATGGCAGTAGAAATCGGATGGGGTTATCCTTCTAAAGTTGAAAAGACTAAAAAAGGTAAACCTCAAACAAAAAAAGAGGAAGCTAAACCTCAAAAAGAAAAATAGCATAAAAAGGGGGTTGTAAAATGAACAACATTTTAGATTGGGAATATTACAATTCCCATTTTCCTAAATTCGATGAAAATCAATTCAATCAGTATTCTTACAAAGCGGAAGCAATGGTATTGAAGTATGTGAATGTTGATTCTATTAATGAACAAAACGAAGATACTTTAAAAGATTGTATCTGTGATGTATTAAACAATGTAATCTTTCAAGATTCGATTGATGGTGTATCAAGTATTTCAAATGGTGGATATTCTAAAAGCTTTATAAACACTACACACTCAGACAAAAGGAACACAATTGAGGATATCATAGCCTTTTGGTTAGGAGATACAGATTTAATGAAAGAAAGATGGATTGCATTATGATAGGATTCTTTGAAGATTCAATCACACTTGTAAATCACTACTATGACACATTGACAAGAGAAGATAAGTTTCAAGCTTCTATCCTTGATAAATGTATGTGGAGACAATCAACGGTTAGAACTGCAAACGGTAATATTATGAGCATAGCCACATCCACAAATATTACCATTCTATATCGTGATGGATATGTTGAACCTTACGCATATGCAAAGCTTTCAAATGATGAAAAGAAAAAGCACTTCACATTAAACACAGATAAGACAGATTTCGTATTCTTTGGAGAGGTCAAAGAAGATTTGTATACAATCAAGGCAATAAACGAAGCTAAAAAGAAATATAAATGGACAACAATTCAAAGCGTAACAGATTGTACAAATGTCGATATGTTGAAGCATTGGGAGGTCGTCGGTCAATAGTAATGAAAGTCAAACTTGATGTTGAATCAATCCCCCAAATTAAACAATCAAGAGGACTTGAAGAACGTGGACGTGTACAAAAAATGATTGATACCGAAGTTATTGACCTTATGACACCTTATGTTCCGTATAGGAACGGTCCTTTAGCAAGGTCTGCATACAGAATGACACAAATTGGTAGTGGATTAGTAAAGCAAGGTGGACCAAGTGCACCATACGCAAGACGTTGGTATTACAACAAAGAGGAAGTTGAATTCGTTGGTGGTAAAGTAGACCATTGGTTCGATAAAGCTATGCGAAATGGTGGAGCTGAAGCAATCTTGAAGAAAGCACAACAAATGATAGGAGACGGAGAATGACAGTATCAAAAGCGTTGATTCAATGGCTATATGGCTATGGAAATATACAGATAGATGAACGTATTGAAACGGATGTTTTAGCGCAACAAGCTATATCTTATGCGTTGTATAAAGAACCTAACGCAATTGTAGATACATACATTGACGGCTCTCAAATGCGTACGGAATACTACACGTTTCTAGCTCGTAGGAATACACAAATTGAATCAGAAAGACAAGATAACAATGTTTTTCTAGAAGAATTAGAAAATTGGATTGACGAAAAGAATTTAAGCGGAGAATTACCACAACTAGACGGAAACAGATATTGTGATGATGTTTCCGTTTCAAGTGGTTTATATCTATACACAAATGAGGATAATCAAGCAGTATATGCATTGACTATTCAAATCAAATACAGAAAGGAGCTTAATTAATAGCAACTACAGGAACTGAAGTAACTACAGGACAGACAGTCAAGAAGTATATGATTGGCTTGTTCTTACAAATGGGAGAAGGTTATAAACGAGTTAAGAAATCAACAACTTTAGATATTTCTTTTAACAGTGAAACTGAAACGTATGACTTTATCGCAGATAAGAACCCAACCGAATCATTAAAGAGTTATTCACCTCAGATTTCGCAAGATTTAACAATGATTAAGGGCGAAGATGACTTTGAATATATTTACGAACAAATGATGAAATCCGTACCAAACAACGAAGAAGTAAATACAAAAGCCTTACTTGTATTCATGTTTGACGGAGATAAAACAACAGGATATAAAGCGTGGGAAGTTGACGCTAAATTAATCTTTGACACGTTAAGCGGTGTCGATTCAAAAATCAACTTCAACATTAACTTTGCAAGCGATATTCGTGTCGGCACTGCAAAGGTATCTAATGGAACAGTAACATTTGAAGAAGGTACATTAGGAGCATAAGAAAGAAGAGGTAAATCATGAATAGAATCACGTATGAAGGGAAACAGTATGACATTCCACCTAAAACACTAGAAGTATTAAAAGCGGAGGACGCTTGTAACGCATTTCATTCTACGCATGAAGAAGCATATCGAGCTAAATTCGAGTATCTGAAAACAGTATTAACAGATGAACAAATTGAATCCATGTTAGGAAGTGCAGACTTTGAACAAGTTGATTTGATGGAAGTATTGTATATTGTCAATTTGATTGATGATGAATATTCAAGGAAAACGGTTGAACAGTTGGAAAAGAAATTAAAAGCAACATTCGGTACAAATGGAATGAAACAATTTCTTGACGCAAGCAAGACTGTTTCTAGCATTTCGGAGAAGAAATGATTGATTTACGAATAAAAGGCTTGCCAAATAGCATACAGTCGCTAGATGGCGAGCCTATTTTATTAAATACAGATTTTCGGTTGTGGATAAGATTCTATGAAGAATTAGAAAGATTTAACAATCATATCATTGATGAAATAGATTGCTCTTATCTATTTGCAGATGAGCTACCTATTATAGATGAGCATATTTTAAAAGAGCTAGAACGATTCCTATATAACCCTTCTAGTACGCCTAGAAGTGATTCTACTGGCGTTAAGACATTGGATTATGTACAAGATGGGGAATATATTTATTCGGCGTTTATGCAACTTTACGGCATTGATTTAACTGAATGTGATATGCATTGGCATAAGTTCTTAGCACTAGCCAATAATATAGTTGGTGATACAACTTTATGGGGATATGCAAAGAGCGTTAGAGGCTACGAAAAGCCTTCAAAGAATGATACACAGGATAAAGCATATCAAAGAGCAAAAGAAGCGTGGTCTTTCCCAATCGAGTTAACAATAGAGGAACAAGAAATGAAAGATGAATTCGATTCATATTTTGATGTTTAGAAAAGGAGGTGGCAAATTGAATATCAGACGGAATTTTAAAGTTTGAGACAAAGCTAGATACAAGCGGTCTAGAGAATGGTATTAAATCTGTAAAGGTCGTATCAAGTGAAGCTACAAATGCAATTAAAGATACTTCAAAAGCAATCGACAAATTAGGCTCTGACGGTTCAAAAGCACCACCAAAGATTAAAGATAAACTTAAGGATTTAAACGAAGAGCAAAAGAATACACAAGCAGAAACACAAGAAACAGGTTCAAAGTTTGATGTATTTAAAAAGGTTGGTAGCAGTGCCTTAGATTCAATTCAAGGTGGATTTGATGGCTTATTAGATAAGATTCAGAATATTAGTCCGGAAGCAACTACAATCACTGATACACTAACAGGATTAGGCATAGGGGGTGTTGTAGGCGTTACTGCCGTAGCAGGAGCTATCGGTGGTATGGCACTAGCGATTAAGACAGGTGTAAATCAAGCTACAGAGCTAGATGACGCTATGGCTAATTTCCAAGCTCAAACAGGTGCTTCAAGTAAAGAAATGAGCAAGTTTAAAGACATTGCTCGTGAAGTTTGGTCAAACAATTTCGGTGAAGATATTGCAGATGTAGCCGACATGATGGGCCGTGTCAAGCAACAAATGCAAGGCATAAGTGATGTTGACCTAAAGAACGTGACCGAGGATTTATTGACATTAAGAGACGCATTCGGCATGGACGAGAACGAAACATTAAGAGGTGCTCAACAGTTGATGAAGCAGTTCGGCATTACTTCTCAAGAAGCTTTTGACCTAATGGCAACAGGTGCTCAGAACGGTTTGAATAAATCAGATGAATTAGGCGACAACATTTCAGAATACTCCGGTAAATTCGCACAAGCAGGATATTCTGCAGATGAATATTTCCAATTAATGCAGAATGGCTTAGATGGTGGAGCTTACAACCTTGATAAAGTAAACGACGCAATCAACGAAGTTACCACAAGGTTAGTTGATGGAACGATTGAAGGAGCTTTAGATAGTTTCAGTTCCAAGACGCAAGATGTCTTTAAAGCTTGGCAAGAGGGAAGAGCAACTCAGAAAGATGTTGTGAATGCGATTGTAGAAGATATTTCAAACACTACAAACGAGCAAGAAAAGTTGAATAAATCGGCAACGGCTTTCGGTACAATGGGAGAAGATTTCAACGCAGGATTCATTCAGTCCTTAACGACAGTAGGAAATAAATATAAAGATGTAGAAGGAGCAATGGATAAAGTCAAAGAAATTGCAAATGGTGGTCTAAAGAACGCTTTAAGTGAATTAGGCCGTACATTTCTTGATTCATTTACTCCAATAGGCGAAGCAATTATTCCTATTCTTTCCGGTATCATTGGATTTATTACAGTAGCAATTCAAGGCATTCAACAAGGATTCGCTAAAGTTGGTGATGTCATTTCAAATGTATTCGGAAGTATTGATACAAGCGGTATAACCAATATCGTTAGCCAAGTTTCAGATGTGTTAGCTCCTGCTTTTGACAAGGTAAAAGGTGCGATTGAGCAGATGAAAACTGCTCTTGAGCCTATTGCAAAGGATATATTAAGCAAGATTATTGAAGTGATTCAAAATATTGTGAATCAAGCTCAAAAGATTCTTAGCGTTGTAGGCCCACCGATTCTAGCAATTATTAAGATGATTATTCAAACGGTAGTTGGAATGATTCCTGTAATAACATCTATCCTTCAAGTTGTCGGAAGTGTTATAAGTGGTATTATATCATTTATTAGCACAGTAATTTCTATTGTAGGTACTGCAATTTCAACAATACTAGGATTTATCATGCCTATTGTTCAAGTCGTAGCTACAATCGTAGCGAATATTTGGTCAGTTATCCTAACAGTAGCAACAAATATTTGGAGTAAGATTAGCGAAGTAGTTACTGCGATTATTGAATTCGTAAGCAATGTATTTAAGACAGTTTCGGATGTAGTAGGAAACATTTGGAGTAAGATACAAGACGCTATGAACAAGGTAAGAGACAAGGTTCAAGGTGTGATAGATAATATCAATAAATATTTCAATAATGTTAAGGATACCGTTTCGGATGTATTCAACGGTATTTGGTCTAAAGTTAAAGATATCATGGGCAAAGTAGGCGAAAAGATTTCAAACGTTCTACAAGGAATACAAAACTCATGGAACGGTTTAAAAGACTTTGTAGGTGGTGTATTTGGTGGAATTGAAGGAGCAGTACAATCGTTAGTTGGAAGCGTAAAAGGCTTTGTAAATGGCGTTATAGGAGGTATTAACGGCGCAATCGGAATCATCAATAAGATTCCCGGTGTACACATTGGAAAGATTCCAAAGCTAGAACGTGGTGGTGTATTGAAACGTGGCCAAATCGGTTTGCTAGAAGGTAACGGAGCAGAAGCAGTCGTTCCATTAGAAAGAAATAAAGCTTGGATTCGTGCCGTTGCTAAAGATATGGCTCAAATCATACCAAGCGTAACAACGAATAACAACGGACAGACTATCAACTTCTATAATAAAGCTCAAAGTCCTGATGAAATCGCTAGAATGTTACGTATGCAAGCAAGATATGGATATGGAGGTGTAATTCAATAGATATCAATAAAGTAAGAGTTATTGTCCGTAGGGATGATGGCAAAGAATTTGAAATCGACAACCAAAAAAGATGGAGGATTCCTTCAAGTAGTGGATTAGATGGATTTGATTATGTAGCACCTTCATATACGGCTCAAGACAACGCATTCGGAAATGGTGCTAGATTAATCGGCTCACGTATTCCAACGAAAGAAAGAAGCGTGAAAGCTACCTTTAAAGGCTCGCTAGAAGAAAAAAGAGAAGAAAGGGAGAAGCTACGACGCTTCTTCCAATATTCTCATATATTTGATGTGATAGTTGAGTACATGGGAGAAAAGAAATATTGCAGAGGTCGTTTATATGCGTATAGCTTGCCTACTGCTAACATCTACAAGGATTTAGAGCTTAACTTTACGATTCTATGCACACAACCTTTATTGCTTTCATATGATGATTTCGCAAGGAATATCGCAGAAATTGGAGAAGGTTTAGCGTTCAACTTTGAAATACCTGAAACAGGCGTGAACTTTGGAACATTTACATTTGCTAGAGAAATCTATATCGATAATCAAGGTGATACAGAAACATACTGTAGAGCCGTTATTGAAGCGTTCGGAGATGTTACAAATCCGGAATTATTCAACAAAGATAAATATATTCGTGTATTAGATACGCTACACAATGGTGATGTGTTAGAAATTGATTTAGTTTCTGAGCCTATTTCGATTAAAAAGAATGGTGTAAATTGTATCGGAAAGGTTGACAGAACATCATCATTCAACGATATGACGATTCAACTAGGAGAAAATATCATAGGGTATACGGCAGACAATGGAGATACGAACCTAGCTTGTACGGTTTATTACAATGAAAGGTATTTAGGTTTATAGTATGTCTTACTTTGGATTAGATAAAGATTTCAATATCGTTACACATCTAGCACCTTATAACGTGCAGTGGAATAGGCGATATTATGAAACAGGAGACTTTGAAATTTATATTGATATAGGGCAGTATTCAAGCGACATAAAATATATTTATTCAACTGAGGATAAAGAGTTAGGAATCGTAGAAATACCACATTATTCGGTTTCAAACAACACGAAACAAATGTTGCTAAAAGGCTCTTTCTTTGAAAAGATTCTAGCAGATGATTGTATTTATCCTACATTCTCAAGCAGTGGAAAAATTGTCGATGTTGTAAAAAAGCTATTAGACAAGTATTGCTCATGGGAAATGGGGTATAGATATGATGAATCCATTACCGATAGAGTAGACTTCCAAGAAACAGGAGCAAACCTTGATACAAAACTTTATGAATTATTGTATCCGTTAGAATTGTCGTTCCGTATAGAATATGACTATGTGTCAAGTACATTCACATTTGTTTTGTATCGTGGTCGTGATTTAACTCAGAATAATACAGATGGAAACAACTTTGTTACCTTTTCAACAGAGTTTGGAAATATTGAAGAACCTGACGTTATGATTGATTCAAGCAAATATAAGAACTATGCTATCATTTGTGGTGAAGGACAATCAGAAGAGCGTATTTACGTAGAATATGACGCTAGAATAGATAAGAACGAAAGAATCAAAAAGTTATTCGTAGACGCACGTTCTGAGCGTATGGGCGACAATATGACGCTTGATGAATATAAGAAGGTACTCATTCAGAAAGGAATTGAAAAACTAGCAGATTGTCAAATTCAGGAAAATGTGAATTTCGGATTGAATACGGATTCATACGAATACAAGGTTGACTTTGATTTAGGCGATAAAGTGGATGTTATAGTAGCAGATATTGGATTAGTAATGACGGCAAGAATTAGAAATATATTTGAAGTCATTAAGAGTGGATACAGAACTCTAGAATTAGAGGTTGATAACTTAAAAATCATGTAAGGAGTGAATTTAATAGAAAATAACAATGGAGGATTTAAACAAATAACAAGAAGTATGTATTTTCTAGATAAGATTAATGCAATGGGTGGCGTAGCCGTAGCCGTATTAACATACGTATTAGGTGAGCATTGGTATTTATTCGCATTCTTCTTATTTATGAATGTAGTGGATTATATTACAGGGTGCATGAAGTCGGCTATTAATCACAAAATCAATAGCAATAAAGGTTGGATTGGGGTCCTAAAAAAGCTAGGGTATTGGATTATGATTGTAGTTGCGTTCACATTCAGTGCATTCTTGGTAGAAATTGGAGAAATGTTAGGAGTTGATTTCCATGTAACAACATTATTGGGTTGGTTTGTGTTAGCTTCTTTATGCATTAATGAAGTGCGTAGCATTATTGAGAACCTTGTACAATGTGGATATAACGTGCCTAACGTATTAACTAAAGGATTAGAAGTAGCAGATAAACTCATTAACGAAGAGCAAGACAATGACGAATCAAGTACCTTGGAATAAGATTATTCTTGAAGAATTCATTAACCTAGCTTTATTAACAAAAGAGGAAGAAATGATTCTAAGAACTAGAATATATGGATGGACAGTTAGAGAACAAGCCGACAAATTGAACATGAGTGTTTCTAGCGTTAATAGAATCATCAAAAGATTAAAGAGCAAGTATGATAATGTAGAGAAGTTTAGCACAATCCTACCACCAAGAAAAAGCAGTGAAAAAGAAAAGTATCTAGATGAGAATTAAGAGGTTGAAATACCTCTTTTTTTTGACATTTATTTGACATTAATGTGGAAACAAATTGAGATTGCTCATGAATATAATTATGAGTGTAAAGAGGTGAGCAAAATGTATAATCCAATCAATGACAGAATTAATAATTTATTGAATCAAAAGCAGATGATTGAATCGCAATTGCAAAACATTCAACAATTAGCAAACATTCCACCTATTAATATTAACAACCAAATCACGCCTAATATGTCATTAAATGATTTCAACGGGAAATGGGTCAATAATGAACAAGAAGCAAGGAATATGATAGTGAATGGTTTGCCTAGTATTATGCTAGATAGAAATGATTCAGTATTCTATATGAAGTCTTTAGATGGAAGTTTCAAGAAATACAGATTCCAAGAAGAAATAGAACCGAAGAAAGACAACATAGAACAACGCTTAGACAAGCTAGAATCCATGATATTAGGTCTAACAAACGGAACTAATATAAATACAAGGGCAGAGAAAGAAACGCCTAGAAAGGAGCTTAAAGAGTGAATCCTTTAATGAATATGATGAATCCTCAACAGATGTTGTTGAGTATGTTACAACAAAGAAATCCACAAGCATTTAATCAAGTACAACAATTAATGCAGAGTGGGCAGAATCCCCAAGAATTGCTTAACAATATGATGGGGCAACTTACGCCACAACAGAAACAACAGTTTGAAAATGTGACTTATCAGTATGGGCTAAAACGCTAATTGCGTTGAAAGGAGGAAATATAGATGGAAAGCATGAATGGTATTCAACCAATGTACGATTTAGCAGACAGAAACAATAATGAATTCGGTGGTGGATATTGGATTTGGATTATCCTTTTATTCCTATTGTTTGGTGGAAATTGGGGAAACAATGGCAATATGCAAAATGACACATTAATGAATCAAGAATTTATTAAACGTGATTTATTCAACACAAATCAAAATGTATCTAGCCAAGGTTTCCAAAATTCAAGAGACATTTTAGAGAGCCGATACACGACACAATTAGGTTTGCAGAATCTAGGTCAACAGAATCAAGAATGTTGTTGCGTGACACAAAGAGCGATTGACGGCGTAAACGCACAAAACTTCAAGAACACGTGTGATATTACAACTGCAATCCACTCAGAAGCAGAAGCAACAAGAGCATTAATTAATGCTAACACAATGCAAGAATTGCGTGATAAATTGGCAGATAGAGATAGAGAACTAATGACTGCTAACTTCCAATTGAGCCAACAGGCCCAATCTGCAAATATCATTAACACATTGCAACCAACGCCAAAGCCTGCATATCTTACTTGCTCACCTTATTATGCATACAATATGACAGGTTGTGGATGTAACCAAATCTAGCTCGAAAGAGATTAGGCAATAGCCTTTGGATTATAGGGTAGTCGAAAGGCTACCCATTTATTTTATATAGGAGGAAAAGAAAATGATTAATAGTATAGCAACGGCAATTCAGACAGTAGTAAACGGACAAAATGTTTTATTTCCAACGGATAGAGTAAGAACGAAATCATGTCAATGTGCTTGTAAAGGTTGGCTTGCTCATGATGTAGGAAGTGGACTATTTACATTGACTAAGCAAGGAATCTATGAGGTAGAATATACGGCAGACATCACAAGCACAACAGTAGGAGTTGCTTCTTTAGAATTAGAACAGAATGGAGAAGCAGTAGGAGGAACAGAATCTCTATATAATGTAGCTACTGCAAGTGCATACGGAAATGTTAGTGGAGCAACATTGATTCAAGTACCTTGTGGAGCTTCTTACACAATTACTTTAGGAAATAACAGTGGCTTAGATTTATCTGTTCAGAACGCAAATATCATCATTAAGAAATTAGCGTAGGTGTATCATGCAAGAGGTTAGAAAAAGGAATCTAGACCTCTTAACCGAAGCAATGAGAGGACTAGAAAAAGGATATAATGATTTAGACTTTAGAGTCATGAGCCAAGCATTAGACAACATCAAAGATATTGATACGATATTAGCTATGAGTGATGGAAGAATGGCTATAAATTCATTAAGAACAAATGATACAAATATTGAAGGAACAGAAATTGATGATAATATCGCATTGATGAATAGCCATTTCAGAAGATATATAGAAGCAAAAAAAGAATATCGAAAAGATAACAATGAAATAGATAAGCGAACTTCTATTCGTGAGTTAGAATCTTTTCTGAATGCCATGTATGGAATTTTGGAAGAAATGAAATCATCTAGCGACTTTCAAGAAGAAAGAGAAATGGTCAGAGATAAATTAAGAGAAATGTTCTCAGTATATCAGTGATAGAAACCTCCTTTATGTGCTATAATTGGTACAGAAAGGAGGATTCTTGATAGATTATCAAAGTTTTAAAAAAGCCGTATTAGGCAAAGCATTCGACATTGACGGATACTATGGTGCGCAGTGTTGGGACGGATTCGCAAAGTACATGATTGATTTAGGCTATAAAGCTATCCATTGTACGACAAGTGGCTACGTTAAGGATATTTGGAACAATCGAAAAACAAATGGAATTTTAAGCTACTGCAATGAGGTCTCAATTATGCAAGCAGGAGATATCGCAGTCTTTAAAGAAGTAGCAGGAGTTACGCCATACAGTCATATCGCAATCTTTGATTCTGATATTGACGGAAAGCAAGGATGGTTCTTGGGCCAAAATCAAGGTGGAAAAGGCGGAGCATTCAATTTAATTAAATTACCTTATTTTGCTACATTCGATACTGCATTTAGACCTAAATGTTTTGCAAATACAGGAGCTACAAAGCCAAGTATTCCACAACACGCAGAAGCGATTGACCAAATCTTGCACGCAGGAAGCTATGTGACATCAGTCCAAATGAAAATTGGAGATGAAGGGCTTAAACAAATCAATGGTGATTTATGTGCATACCTTGCACAATTAGGTGGTTGGTTTCCAATTCGTCTAGTGGATAAAGTTCGCTATTCTGATGGATACAATGACAATGTGCTACATACAACAAATGCAGTTGTCTACGTAACTAGAATTCGTGTTGATGAAGTCAACGCACAAAAGAACCTTGCTAAAATTGGTGGGGTATGGGTAAAATGTGGCCCATTAATTGAAGTAGCTTAAAATAAGAGAAATGGCACATAAAAGTGTCAAAATTGCACATTTTGTGCAAAAATTACAATTAAATTTCATAAAAAGTGTCAAAATCTGAAATTATGACACAAATCCTTCAACTATTTTTTTTATATTTTAGCCTATGATTAAGTTCATAGGCTATTTTTTTGTGCTATAATATATATGGTTTTTAGGTTAATATTCATGTTGATGTTAATATGTGGTAGCTCTGTTTATGCAGGGCTACTTTTTATTTTCCTAAAAAAAAGTGCTTTACATATATATACGTGTATGTTATACTATGTATGTACAAAGAAGTACACAGGAGGAAACAAGAAATGACAAACGAAAAATTAATGCAAGTAAAAGATTTCTATTATGCAGTACAAAAGATGAGTGACAAAGAAGCAATGGATGCTAAAAACGAAAACAGTCGCTTATTGTATGAAGATAAAAGTTTATGTGGAGATGACAGAACAGTTGAAGAACTGAAACAATTAATATTGATTAATAGCTTAGAAGATAGAGGGTTGTTTGGAAAGGCAAAGAAATAAGGAGGAGCTAGAAATGACATTTAAGTATTATGCAATTTATAAAGGAGAAGTTGTTGATAAAAGCAACTCCTTAACAAGCTTGAGAAATAGAATGGACGAATATGTTCATTCTATGCCAAGTAATATGGACAACGTTTATATCGTTACAGGAAAAAAGAATCCATTAATTGTGAAACAATATGATATGTTCAACGATAAGTGGTATTCTAGTAGTAACAGATACAACGATATTTTTAGAAATAAAATCACAATTGTATAAGGAGGAATTGTAAGTGGTTTCAAAAGCAAAGATAAGAGCAAATAATAAATCAAATAAAAAAAACACAAAGACTATCTGCGTTCGGTTAAGTTTCAACACGGACGCAGACATCCTAAAGAAATTGGATGAGGTTGATTCTAAAATGGGGTACATTAAAAAATTAATTCGAAAAGATTTACAGACTAAAAAAAAATAGTCTGTTTTCTTTAAAAGCATTGACAAGTACATACGTGTATGTTATACTATATATGAAATTAATAAGGTGCACAGGAGGAAACAGGAAATGACAAAACAAGAAATAAAAAACTTTGAAAGAAATATTAAGAAAATTGGCAATAAAGAGATAGTAATCATTTACAGTGGGTTATATCGTAAAAGCATTACAAATCCAACAGAACTAAACGAAGCAGAATTGAAAATGGTAAAAAAAGAATTGTTATCAAGAATGAAATAAGTAAACTTGTAAATTAGAATAAAAAAACACTTTGCAATTTAATTTAAAAGTACTATATGTACTTGTAAGGTACAAATAAGTACTAAATGGAGGATACAAGAAATGAAGAAAGAAATTGAAAAACTATTAGCTAGAACAGATTGGCAAATAAATAGTCTAGAAAGAACATTGAATCAAGAAATGGAATCAATGAAGGAAAGAGCAGAAATTGGTGATACAAGTTATGTAAAGGTAACTTGTGAAAGAATAGAGCAAATTAGAAGAGAATTAAAAGTTTATGAATCATACAAATATGAATTAGAAGGAATCTTAAAATTGGAGGATTAAGAAAATGAACAAAATTGATTACTCAACACAACCAAAAGAAAAAGGAATAGACAATTTCATTTGGGTACATGAAACAAAAATTAAGCTTGCAGAAAACGACATTGAAGAATTAAAGAAAAAATTAATCCTAGATGTTAATGATAATAAATTTGAAAAGCTTCAATATTACAGTTTCGAATTAAACAGATTGAAAACAATTATTAATGAATCAAAAAATACATTAAGACTTCTAAGAGGAAACTTGGATTAATAAGGAGGACACAAGAAATGACAAACGAAGAAATTATCCAAAATACAAAGAAAGCATTAGGAATGGGAGAGTTCGAACCTCTCCGCACTTTCCAAAAATGGAAAGAAATGGGGTTCAAAGTTAAGGAAGGTGAGCACGCAGTAACTTGTACAAAGTTATGGAAACCTAAAGCAAAGAAATACACTGATACAAACGGAGAAGAAAAAGTTGAGAACAATTTCTTCTTAGCAAAAGCTTACTTATTCAAATTGAATCAAGTTGAAAGAATTACTCCTACAAATTAGTCGAAATAAGCCGAAAGGCTTATCTGCTAGAGACGACCTACTAGCACTGATGATGACAGGTCATGGAGGTGAAACAATAGAAAAAAGAATTTTAGAATCAGTAACGAATCAAAAAAAGAAGAAAAGAGGTGAGAAACATGACTAAAACGTATTTCGTAACTTGCGATGTGGTTGCAAATGTTACATTCGAGGTTGAAGCACATGACAGTGAAGAAGCACAAGAAATTGCGAACAGATTAAACGTAAGAGATTTACAAGAAGTAAATGAAATCAAGACTTGTGAATCTAGAATGGAGGTGTATGAGAGTGATTATTGATTATAAAGCGTTGCTTAATAAAGATGATATAATCGCACTTTATGACTTGGACAGATACAAGCCACAAACGCAGAAAAACTACTGCTACAGTATTATGAAGCAAGTAAAAGAAGCTTACAAAAAAGAAACAGGAACTGATTGGGAAGATTCATTCACGCAAAGGAATATTCATCAAAAGGTAATTCCTACGGAAACATTTTTGAAATGTTGTCCTGAATTTAAAAAAAGCTTTAGGAGATAGATTATGCAAGATATAAGAATGAATGCAATACAGGAGGATGAAATGGAGTTAAGTATTTATCCATTTAATCCAAGACGAATACATTTAAGCAAAGAAGAAAAAGAACTTATTAGAGAAAAAAGGTATCAAAAAAGAATCACAAATTGCGTAAATGTAATTCTAATTACAACAATCGTGATTCTACTTATTTCAATAGCTTGTTTAGGCAAGTCGTATGCAATGTTATTTCGATAAAAAAGAGGTGCGTACTCGACAAAAGCACGCACAAACAAGAAATGACGTTCTAAAATAAGAACACATACATTATAGCAGAAAAAAAGGAGAAACGGAAGAATGGAAGAAAAGAAATCAGTATTTCAAACACTGAATGAAATCAATGTAAATGACAAAGTTGAAAAAAAGAATAATCTTAGCTACTTATCGTGGGCATGGGCATGGGGAGAAGTAAAAAAGAAGTATCCAAATGCTCAATATAAAATTTATGAGCGTGAATCAGATTATGGGCCTATTAATTACTTCACAGACGGTCACACTGCTTGGGTTAAGACAAGTGTAATTATTGAGGGATTAGAACACATTGAAGAATTACCTGTAATGGATTACAAGAACAAATCAATCACTCTTGATAAGTTGACTTCATTTGATGTCAATAAAGCAATTCAAAGAAGTTTAACAAAAGCAATAGCTCGTCATGGATTAGGTTTATACATTTATGCAGGCGAAGATTTACCGGAAGAAGATAAGAAAAAGGAACTAGAACCAAAAGAAGAAACAGTTAAGAAATTTGTAGCAATGCAAACTGAAATGAATGAATTAGGAATTGACTTTAGAGAACAATATGCAGGTTGGATTCTTAAACATTCACAATGCGAATCACAAGATTTACAGAAATTAAATGAGCAACAATTGCAATCAACAATTAAAGCTTATGGAGCATTAATTAAAGGGTACAAAGAAAAGATTGCGAGGGAACAGGTATAAAGAAAAGAGATAAATCAATATTACAAAAAGATATGTCTAAATGCTATGTATGTGGTTCAACTTTAAATCTACACACACATGAAATATATTTCGGCACTGCAAACAGAAAGAAATCAATTGAGCATGGATGTTATGTAAGATTATGTGCTAGACATCACAATATGAGCAGTGAAGGAGTACATTTCAATCACAAATTAGACATGAAACTTAAGAAGGAATGTCAACAGGCATTTGAAGAAGAACACACAAGAAAAGAGTTTATGAAGATATTTCATAAGAATTATCTATAAGGAGGTAAATATGTTTTCATATAATGTTATGACGAATAAAGAATCATATCCTAGAGAAATCTATTTTGAGCAAGCTAAAAGAATTGAGGATTTAGAAAACTACATCATGAATGAGAACTTCAATCCATATCAAGATTCATGGACGGATGTTAAAAGAATGAAAGAGCTAGGAATTACAGATGAGCAAATGGAACTTTTCAGATTGCAGAAATTTGAGGAAATGGAGAGCATTCCATTTTGAAAACAAAATTAATAGGTAATTTCATCCGTAAATCAAGAAATGAAGATGGAAACCTAGAAATAACATTTGAATTGACTGAGCCAATATACGAATCATACGCTCAGAAGCTCGAAAAAGGGCCATATAGCGTGATTATAGATTCTGTTAAACATTTACGTACTAATGAACAGAATCGGCTTATGTGGGCTTTAATCAAGGAAATATGCGATAACGAAAATGCTAGTTATAACGATACATGGGATATGTATTGCGAATTTCTTAGAATGGCAAAAGCGTTATATACATATGTTTCAGTTTTGAAAGATGGTGTTGATTCGTTGGCTCAAGCGCATGGAGTTAGAGCAGTGCAAATATTAGGTACTGAGGTTAGAGAAAATGGTAATGAATTTGTGAATTGCAGATTGTTTCTAGGTAGCTCACAAATGGACACAAAACAAATGGGAGTATTAATTGATTGCATATTAGATTATGCAGAACAATTAGGAATCAGTACTCAATATTATTTAGATAAAGGAATCAAGGGGTGATAGAAATAAAATTTGTAATTAAAGGAAAACTAGATGGATTGAATGAATATATTAATGCTTGTAGAACGAACCGATACAAAGGAGCGGAAATGAAGAAAAAGAATGAACGATTAGTTATGGCTTATATCTTACAGGCAGTAAATTTTGGCGAAGTTTACGAAGTTAAGAACTATCCAATTAAATTAAATATCAATTGGTATGAACCGAATAACAAAAGAGATATTGACAACATAACATTTGCAACCAAATTCATTCAAGATTCATTAGTTAGAACAGGAATTTTAGAAGATGATTCAAGAAAATACATTAATCAAGTGAATCATTCAGTATTTACAGATAAAGAAAATCCAAGGATAGAGGTAGAAATTCTAGGAGGTGATTAGAATAGCAGAACTAAAGAAAAGACTACAAAGTGGTTACACTCATGTCAATAATGAGATATTCCATGATAGAGAATTATCCTATAAAGCAAAAGGCTTGTTTTGCCAAATGTTAAGCCTTCCTGATAATTGGGATTTTAAGGAAAATAGTATTAAAGCATTAGCTACAGATGGAATATCAAGTGTTCGTTCAGGTTTAAAAGAATTAATTGAAAAAGGATATTTAATTCGTGAACCAATTAGAGAAGGTAATTTGATTGTTGATTGGCAATATACATTAATAGACAATCCTCGGAATTTAGAAAATCTAAAAATAGAAAATCTAAAAATAGAAAATCTAAAATTAGAAAATCTAAACCCTATTAAATTAAATAATAATTCAACTAAAAATGAATTAAATAAAAATAATATTAATGTATGTACGCACAAACACAAATACGGAGAATATCAACACGTTCTATTAACAGATAAAGAACACACACACCTATTAGATTTATATGGTGATTCATTAGATGAGCACATAAAGATATTAGATGAGTACATTGAAACGAGTGGAAAGAAATACAAGAACCATTCACTAGTAATTCAGAAGTGGGTGCATGATGAATAAAACTTTGAATCAAGCTTATCACACTTGATTCAAAGTTTTATGCAGAGAAAAGCACAAAGACAGATAAAGAAGTACAAGATGAATTTAATAGGCTTAGAGCACAACTATTTGGAGCATAGAAAGGTGATTAAATGATTTATTGGATTTGTGGGTTTATATGTGGAAGTTTTGCAACACTTCCTCTATATAGCCTATTTGTTGGAAAAAGAATTCAAGAAGAGCAGGACAAGGCAAATAAATGTATTTCAAAGTATAACGAATACAGAATAAAGATTAGAACGCTTGAATATCAGAAACGTGAATTAGAAAAGAGACTTGAATCAATTGACTATACAGACTTTGAAGAGGTGAAATAAATGGATTACATGATGTTAGAACCTTACACAAACGAATTTAAAGGGTTTGTAAGCGACGAAAAGGTAATGGATGAGTTAGGGTTAACCAAAGCACAATTTGACGCACACGTTATGTATCAAAGGCTATACAAAGGGTGTGTGTTGATTGAAGATGAAGCAGATGAAAAGAAAGCAAGCGATACAGAATTGTATGAATTAATTGAAACATCTAAGACAGGCAGAAGATGGTACATTTCAAATCGTTTAAATGTAATTTCAGTTAGTAAAAATGGAGTTAAAAAAAAGATTCATCCCACATTTGATAAAGGAGCGTATAGAGTTTGTATAAATGGTAAGATGTATCAACTTTACAGACTAGCATACAAAGCTTTTATCGGCGATTTAAGCAGAAGCCACAAAGTTCGCTTAAAAGGAAAGAAACACGTTAAGAATTTATATCTTGTAAACAATGGCGTTGAAGGTGGAGAAGTACGGCAAAAGAAAGTTGTATTGAATGGGGTTGAATATGAATCAATCGCACAATGTGCAAGGAATACAGGATATACACCTAGTGCAATATCAATTATGTTGCGTGGAAACATAAAGAATAGTTTAGGTGTTAGATATGCAGAATAGAATAAAAGAGATTGTTTTAAATAGGAGTAAAAAAAGATGGAAGTACATTGTTTATTTGAACAATCAGGAACATTTAAGAATGAGTTCATAAAGCTAGGAATCAATGCTTATGACTACGATATTCAAAATGAGTTCAATCAAACCGATTATGTTATTGATTTGTTCAAAGAGATTCGGGGGGGGGTATCATAACGAGCCTTCCATATTTGACAGGATAAAGAAAGATGATTTAATAATTGCTTTCTTTCCTTGTACAAGGTTTGAAGCAAAAGTTCCTCTTTGGTTTAGAGGACAAGCACAGCAACAAAAAAATTGGGATGATATAAAGAAGCTAGAATATAGCATGAAGCTGCATAATGAACTACATGAGTTATATGAATTAATCAGTATGTTAGTTGTTGTAGCAGAAAAAAGAGGATTGCAGATGATTATTGAAAATCCATATACGCAACCTCATTACTTAACAAGTTATTGGTGCATAAAACCTTCTATGATTGATAAAAATCGAAGAATGGACGGAGATTATTTCGAGAAGCCAACACAATATTGGTTCATTAATTGTGAAGTACAAAATAACTTAGATTTTGAACCTATTGAATATGTGCCTAAGAAAGTAATTTCTAAGGTCAAAAAAGGTGAATACAGTGTGCAAACACAAAGGAGTATGATTCATCCACAATATGCACGAAGATTTATAAAACAGTATGTTTTAAGAAATCAGGTGGGAATTCTCGGTTACTTGTAGCCGAGATGAAAGCCCGTC